TCAGGTCCGTCACTACGGCAATTGCGAACCCAAGCCCCTGCGAAATGCCATCGATAAGGTTAATGACAGCATCGAGAATGGGCTTTAGTCTCGTGAAGGTGTCGAGTAATTGAATAAGCAGCGGTCCCATTGCTTGTCCTGCGGATGCGGCTTTTTGCTCAAGGTCGCTGAGTGCAATGTTAAGCTTTCCGCTCACCGTGCCCGCAAGTCGCTCGGTCATACCGTGAAACATGCCACCGGCTGAAGTAGCGTCCTCAAATGCTTGCCGAACTTCCTGTGATGATATTCCGCCGTCCTCCATCCGCTTTTTCAGCTCAATCATAGATTCGCCGGTGGTCTTGCTGATTTGCTGTAATGGATTAAAACCAGCATTGATCATCTGGAGCAAATCTTGCCCCATCAGGCGGCCCGCTGCGGTTGTCTGGGAGAACGCCAGCGACAGCATCTTGAATCGATCGTTGTTGCCTCCAGTGACATCAGATAGCATCTGCAGATTTTTCTGAACGTCCTGAGCCGCCACACCGAAGCTCATCATCGTTTTCGTTGCTTCGGCAGCATTGCTGAACGTCACTGGCGATTCGGCAGCGAACTTGCGAATCTGCTCGAACAGCAACGCACCGTCTTTCGCACTGCCCGTGAGAACTTCAAACGCGATCGTGGCGTCCTCGACCTGTGATGCAAGGTTGATTGACTTTGCGACCGTCTGAACGCTCAGGTAGGCTGCTGCCATGCCCTTGATAGAAGATATCGCACTGATTGTTGATGTTTGCGATTCCTTCAGCGTTTTGTTGGATCGATCGACGGCCCGGCGAAACGTCTCTTGATCAATTGCGCCCGCGCGAAGAAGCTCACGATATTCACGTATTTTGCGATTGTGTGTTTCCTGTGCTTTCTCGACTGACTGCGTAAGTTGTTTCCCTTTTTCAAGCACAGTTAAATGCTGTCGTTCCGCTTTCGCCAGTTCTTCAATTTCAAACTTTAGTCGTTTTTTTGCTGCTGCAGCTTGTGCAGTAACTTTTGCCGCTTCAGCCTCTGCCTTTGCGACCTCTTCAGCAGAATACTTTCCTTGCTGATGCTTTTTGTTCAACATTTCGACGGCGTTAGCATATTGCACGGACTGCTTGCCGGATTCGGAAAATGCACGATTTAGCAGGTCAAGTTCCTGCTTGAACTTTTCCGCAGGAGGCACCGACTGACGCATGATCGATGCGACTTTTGTGACCTCACCTTTTGCAAGGTTTGCCCCCTCGCTAAAGTTCGATACGTCCATGCCGAGACGGACATTGAGTGCGGTAATCGTTGTCATGAGAAACCAAATGCCCGCTTGAGAATGTCAGTTTGTGCCTTTGGGTGACTAATGCCACGTGATTTTAGCTTTGTCCGTTTCTGCCACTTCATTGAATCCGATGGCATAAAATCGACCACGCTCAACGTATCGACCTTTGCCCCTCGTGTTGCCGCCATCATCACCGTGTTGCTGTGAATCATTGCAGAGACAGACGCGAATTGTTCCCAGTGCGATCCAAACGGCTCGCACTGGTAATACGCCCACCACACATCGAACACCCGATCCGATATCGAATCCAACCACGCCTCTGGATCGTCTATTCCTAGCTCAAGGCAGACTCGGCAGGCAAATCTAAGACGGTGGTTTTGTCGGACTCCCCCAGCGTTGTCGACGCCTCACTAACAATGGCGAACTTCTGGCACTGTTCCGACAACTGCTGATAAAACGCAAGATCAATTGAGCCGAGTTGTTTCGTCTCGGTATCCTTAAACAGCCGCTCGCCTTCTTCGTCGATCCACATGCGTGCCGTGAGCAGCATGATGGCGTCGTTTAAGTTTGTCGCATTCCACTTGCCATCCTTGTCAACCAAAGACATCTGGTATTGCGAGTGCTCCAGCGGTGTCGGCCGCTGAAGCCTGACCCTATGCCCGCACACTTCGATGTCCTTGGTCAGCCGCTTTGTCAGTTTCCCTAACGTCGCTCTCGTTAGTGTCATTACTCTTCATCCTCTTTCGGTTCGAGATCAGGATCGACTGGCATAACCACGCCGCCGATTTTCAATGCTGCTGTTTCATTGACGGCCTGAATCAATTCGGCCCTCGTGGTTTCGCTAAATGACACAATGCACTGCAACCATGCGTCCGGCGATTTCGGCAAGTATCCAACCTGCACATCATCGCAAAAGACTATCCATTGCTCGTGATCCACTGGCGATCCGTTGGGAGCTTCGCCAATGTGATCAATCAATTTGATTTCCATCATGTTTCCCGTGTCTGTGATAGGGTTTCGCCGGTCATCTTGAGCGTGAACTCACAATCCATCGTTTCGTTGTTTGCCAACTGAGGAAAGGCAACACGGCTGAAGAACGCTTTGCCCGTGATTGTTCCGCGTGTCACTCCGCTGGTCGCTGTGCTGAGCTGCGGGAGCGTTACCGTTACAGTTGCTACGGCTCCATCGATTGGCGGCAGTCCCAACGATGGATTAAACCGGACAACGCCGCTGATCTCGTTTGGCGTGGCTAAATCGTGCGGATCATTTCGCAGATATCCAGTGTCTGCCAGCAATGTCACGTCACGCTCGCCAAGCGTCCATTCGCCTGGATTAATCGAAACAACATTTCCAGCCCACGCTGTAGTGATGCCGGTTGTCTGTGTTCCGCCGAGAGTGATCGTGGCTGTGTTGCCTGTTTTAAATCGTGTCCCCGTTGCCATTTTACACCGTTTCCTGATATGCGATCATGTAATCAAAAATCGTTAAATATCGATGCTCCTGTGATCCATCAGTCGGCCGCTCATCCAGCGTCTGGATGCCTCCTGTGATCATTACAGATTCAATCGACACGCCGCCCATTGCTCCGGTGTAACCCTGTAAATCACTCGCCCTGACCGCTTCTGCAATCAGGTTTGCACCGGCCCGCGTTGAGGCAAATGCAGTAAACTCGATTCGGCTTCTGGCAATTCCAGACAATCCGTTAATAAGGTGATCGTGCGTCGTGCTGATAACCGTGTACGTCAACGCTCCGCCTGTCCTGATTGTGTATCCTTGCGGCAGTACATCCGGGAATATGCGAGTCGATACGGCGGCTGCTACGCCGACATTCGCCGCTAAGTATCCCCTGACTGCACTACCGAGATCCGCCATTATTTTGCCATCCGATTTGCTGCGGCTTCAATTCCCGACTTCAAAGACGAAGTCACGGCCGCCGATGCTGCTGATTTTGCTTCGTCTGCCGTTTTCTTCACAAACTGATTGACCTTGCGAATTGTGCCAGCATCACGCCCCCACAAAACCTTTCGCTTATGATCCTTTGAAAACAGGTTTCCATGCCCGCCGCCGTCGCTGTATGACGGCCCTACCAAACCAATCCGGCCAATCAGCACACCCAGTTTTTTCTTTGGCCTTACTACTGATCGAATCGTCGTTTTGAGTTTTTTTGCACCACTCCAGCGACGTTTTGTTTTTGTTGATTGTTTTTTGCGTGAACCGTCACTTTCTGGCGTGTTGGCAAGCATGGCCGCTTCAACTGGCACTGTTCCAGCCTGTATTGCGTTCTCAATAACCGTACTTCGAATGACAGATTCCAGTTGCTCTAATTGCTTCAGGAATTTGTTGCCATCAATAAGCTCCATCCCAATCGAAACGCGAGCCATTACAGCACCACCGATTTGCAATAGAGTTCTCGATAGCGATCCATGCCCTGAACTGCCTTAACGTAGACGATCCAGAAACGTTGCCCGTCAATGTCGATCGCCATTTCTGGCGTGTAGCCGCTGCGGTATCTGACTGTGAATATGGCACTGATTCCGGCCTCCACTTGTCGCCCACGTGCTCCTTCGCCGCCTGTTGTCGGCTCGTACTTCGCTGGCTCATCTGACAACCAAGTGCTAAGCGTCACAACTGGTTGGCCGGCTCCGTCCTGTGTCGTGCCTTCCACGCTCACCGTAATTCGGTGCCGCATGGTTCCAAGTCGAAATTTTCGTTCAGGGCGGAAGGTCATGGATAACTTGCCCTCATCTTCTTTGCGACAAGTGCCTCATACGCCCGTCGCTCGCCAGATGCCGCAATCATGTCTCGGTCTTCAAAACGATTGGCCAAACTCAATTTGATTGCCATGCGGTCAAGTTCCGGACACGCGCGGGAGTCGCTGCCATATCCGGCCGTGTAGGTGATTTTGACGGCTTCGCTTCTGTCCTGCACATCGGGTTTTACAAATGTGTCAAGAAACCTTACTTCGTCTCCGTCCAAGTAATAGTTTGACGAAGCGACTGTTTGCGTTGCACCTGCCGTGTCCACGTAGGTGACTGAAGAAATGGCGATTGCTGGCCGCACCGACAAAACGATTGTCGACAAAAACTTCGGCAGACGATGTTCCAGCGTCCTTGTGATCAGTGCGATTGATGTATCCCGTTCCCATTCCTCGCGAGCCGCTGCAATCATCGACGCCAGCTCTGTGTCGTGACTATCGTCGCTTGCCCCGATGCTGAGCTGTGCCTTGGCCTCTGCGATCGTCACTGGCTCGGTCGTCGGAGGAGTCACCACTCGAACCGTATGGCGGATTTCTTGATCCTTCTCCCGCGTCGCCCTGTCCGGGTAATAATCTTGCCACGTTGTTCCGTTGCAAAACATCAAAGACGCCTCCGCCAATTACATCCAATTCAAACCGAGACCCAACGCGATACCCGCGCCAGTCCTGCATCAATTCAACCTGCATGAGTCAATCCATTCGTTCGGGTATGCGTGAACGGCTTCATATGTGTTCGGCTCGACCATGACGACCATTTCTTCCATATGCCCGATTCGCGTTTGCGGATCAAGATAGACCGTGTTACCGGCCGCTTCCCACTGCTTCCAAAACCAAATGTCATCATCAATGCGAAGGTCGCCCCATTCGCCATTCTCATCTGGCTTAGACCAAAACCAAGGCTTTGCAACGTTCTTAAGCTTCTTCAAATCAATCACGGTCAACCCGAAATGTGCTGTCGAAACCTGCAACGGCGTTCCGCCCACCTCTGCTGTCGATTGTCCTTTAATGCTTGCCAGCATCGTTTTGTTTCCACGCCGGATCTGCATGGATGCCAGTGCGTCGATATGCGGATTGGCTTCCAAGGTCTGCAGCAATCGCATGATGTCGCGATCTGTGAACAGTGAGTCACCGTCACAGATCACGGCAATATCAACGTCTTTTTCCACAGCGTGCTGCAACATCCGCTGCATACACTGGCCGTAAAACACGCCTTGCGAATCCTGCAGCGGAATTTTTGCTGCCACGAATGCCGCGTCTATGTAGTCTCGACAAAAACAATTGATGTAACGCGGCGATGTCATCATGCCGCACACTTTTACAGATTTTGAAGTCACTCGTTTGCTCCGGGTGTTTTGGGTTTGATTAGCCAATCGCGACGAAATCGGCTTGTCCTGTGGTGCCTGATGGCATCGTGTCCATCATCAACTCAGCAACCGCAGCCAATGAGACCACGCTGTTTGTCGTGTGCGTGCCAGGCGTTGCAAATAAACGCACGTAACGTTTTCGCGTGCCGTCGTTGTTGATGTGAAACTTTGCATCTCGGCCAGTCGCCGTTGACAGCGTCACGGACAACTGCATCGTGCTGGTGCTGATGTCGGTGAAGTCAGTTGTGGTTGTGGTGTCGGATTCCTGAATCTTGACGACGACGGGTGCTGCGTTTGTGTTCGCCGCAACTGAAGTCGCGAGGATGATTGTCGCATAATCGCAATCTTTCATGTCTACGATAGTTCCAGCAACCGTTGCCGTTGCCGCCGCCGTCTGTGCTGACAGTGCAATCACTGCCTGAGTTCTTTGATTTGCTTTCATGTGATCACCTTATGAAAATGTTTGCAATTGGTTTTAAAAAGACCGGAACGCCAGCAAGCCAACGTTCCGGCCGGGTCCACCCGGAGCGACGAGTGGCTCAGTGATTAGCCCATCTGGATCATCAGCAGCGGACCTGCAACAGAAGCCGTTCCGCGTTCATGCACATTGATGTCGAATCGTTCTGTCACTCGCAACGCCAGAGCGTCCTGAGCAAAGTACAGCGATTCGTCAGCCCGCAGCGTCACGCCACGACGTGTGCCCATCGTTGCGGCCATTGCAAGATCGCCAAAGTAGGCGATCTTTGTTGTGCTTGCTGCTGTCGATGGCAGAGTCTGAATGAACCGCACTGGATAGCCGAGGAACTGCAGCACTGGCCCGTTGCCGAGATCCTGCACGGTGTTTCCACCAGCAGCCATTTGCAGGCGACCCATTGAAGCATGGTAAACGGCCTTGTGGACGTACCACGCTGGCTGAATGCCTGGGAATTCCGGCAATTTGCCGACTGCTTCCTGAAACGTGCCGATCAGCAGGTTCGCCAATGCAGTGACGCCAGTTGCGGTGACCACGGAGCCTGCCGCCAGTGCGTTTGCAACGCCGGTGATGCCGCCGTAAGTGCTGGTGCCATCGCCAAGAAACCCGCAGGAGTCTTCGCGAACGGCCAAGGCATAGGCGAATTCGCGAGCGTAGTAATCAGCAACTGCAATGATCGAATCCTCATTCAGTTCGCTGGAATACTGCGTCAGAGCAGCCAGTTTCTTAGCTTCCAAACGCACCTGATCCAGTGCTGTCGTGGATGCTGTGATTGTGTCATTCTGGCCCACGAAATACGTGGTGAATCCAGACACACGACGAGGCACCAGCGACACGTCGGAAGTCATCGGCCAGTTCATGGCGTATCGCCGAAACATGCCGAATTCTTCCTTGAGGTCGATCAGAGCGTTTTCCAACACTTCAGGGACGAGATACCCGCCCTTCGAGTTGTCGTCGCTGCTGTGCTGCATCGACACGCCGTGGTCTTTCAGCCACATCTTTGACCTGTCATCGTTGCCGATGGCAGCCATCAAAAATCGGCCGGTCAAATAGGCGTTTGCCTCAGCGTCTGGGCCTTTAAAGTGCTTGACTGTGCCGTGGCGCTTGGCAGTCGCTGGAACGAGCACCCGAGGCAGCTCAGCAGTGGCGAGTGCGGTGCTGTTGGCTTGGCCGCCAACTTCAATTGAGCCGATTGAGCGAACTCGTGCGGCTGCGTTTGCGTTGACGCGAGCAGCTCGTTTTTCGTCGGCGTACAATTTCTGCAGAACGCCGGGCTTGTCGTCCGTTCCTTGGATGCGATCCACTTCGGCGGCTTCTTCTGCCGTGAAGTCGCGGTTTTCTTCCTTTGCCAAAGCGACGATGGCATCAACCTTGCCAAGCTCTTCGTCGATCTGTTCCCGAATTACCTTAAGATTCCAAATCATTTTCACGGTCCTTAGTCGATTGTGATGCCGACTCAGGCCATGAAAAAAGCGGCTCAAAAAGTCGGCGAAATTGTATTCGCTTTGACTTTTCCGCGCCGCTAACGAGTTGCTCGAAAAATGTGTGTATCGTGCGGGATTACTCCCCGCGTGCGTGCATCTAAGCAGATTGTCGGAATCGTGTCAATGTTTATTCTTTTAACGTAAACACTAAATCTGGCTGTTCCACCATCCGGCCGGGCAATCGCGATGCCTCGTATTGCTCAAACTGAGACATCCATTGCAGAATGGCTGCCTCTGAATTATCTGGTGTTCCTGTGTAGTGACAAAAGCCAGCCCCGTCTGCTTCCAGTTGAATGTAACCAATCATGCCGTCGTTGATCATCGGTTCGAGCGTCTTGAGAATCGCAAAGTCCATACCCTGGGCATCGATCACTAGGCAATCAATCTGTGTGACTCCCAGCATCTGCAGAACATGGTCGAGCCGCACAACTTGCACATGGATCGCTGTGGTGTTGCTGAAATCTACATTCCGCCATGTGCCCTCAGCCTGTGCTGTAATGTTGCCGAGCGACGACGATAGCCCATCAGTGTTATACAGATTAAATACACATTTGCCATGCTCCTCCCCGCAGGCCGCTTCGATCACGATAGCCTTTGGCTGCGTTACGTACCTTTTCCGGCACGCTTCAGCAGCCTGCGGAACAGGCTCAAACATGATCGTGCGATCGTGCATGTCAACAACACAATCCAGTGTTTTGTCTGGCATGTTTTGCCCAACAATTACCGCAGTTCCCATTATCGCTCCTTGTCGTACCAGCCCTATCGCCCAAACATAGCCTTAATCTGCTGCAATCGAATTTCACGCGATGCAATTGTTGCTGGCGTCCGACTTCCTGCCGTTGGCTCGTTGGTCTTTTCGCCTTCCGGCTTGCTGCCATACATCGCCTTTGCAAACTTCGGAGCGTCAACGACAATATCTCCAACCTCTGTCGCAAACCCGGCCGCAACTGCTTCTTGTGCCGTGTACCACGTTTCCGCATCCAGAATCGCCATTATCTTCTTGCGGTCCTTTTTTGTCCGGTCCATGTAGGCGTCGAGAATGGAATCTCGGTATTTGTCCAGAACGTCGGCGGTCTTTCGCAACTCAGCGGCGCTACCCATCGCCATCGTCCACGGATTGTGAACCATCATCATGGCGTTTTTCGCCATAACGACCCGATCTCCAGCCATTGCGATGTAACTGGCGATCGAATACGCCGACGAATCCACAACAACGTCAACGCCGCCCTGATGCCGCTTCAGTGCGTTAAAGATTGCTCGCCCCTCGTCCACGCTTCCGCCGGGGGATGAAATCCGAAGCGTCACCTTGCGGCCTGACATCTTTGCAAGGTCTGGAAGTACTGTGGCTGCATCGATCATTCCCCAGAACGAGGAGCCAATTGCGTCGTAAAGAAAGATTTCGCCGGTTTCCAAATCAGACTGGTACATGCTTTGTAACCTTTTTGACTAAGGAGTCATGAACGAAAATTGAATTGACTCGTGTCGTCCCGAGTCGTGTGTAATTGAAATCACAAGCAATTGAATAAACGGTTTCGGCGTTGTCTTGAATCTTGAAGCCTTCATCGATCTCAATGCCTAGCAGCCACGCTGGAACACGCCCTACATCATCCGTATTTGCAGGATGACATTTGTCAAAATGCTCTACCATCAGGATGCTCACCTGATGATTGCTTAACACATGCTCCATGATAAGACTGTCGATGCTGTCCACATCAATGACACAAAGCATCACATTAGCGTCGAGATTCGAACTTGTTTCAAAAGCATACTCTCCACGTATTTTGGCCTTTGGAAACTTAGCAGCCAGTTGCCTAATTGAATCTTCGTCTCTTTCAAACAGCACACAATCAAGCCCGTAATTGTAAAACGGCTCGATTGTCAACGGCAGCTCCTCGGCGTCGCCAGCCCCGACTTCAACGCACTGGCTTGGCTTGTTTATTACGTTGGCCAAGGCAACCAGAATGCCCTGTTCACCAAACTGCCAGCCGCCTGCCTTTTCTGCGAGCCACTCAAACTCCGGCCGATCGGCCACAAATCCTTCCATCATACTGTCGCTCCAAGTATGTAGTCTGCCAAATCTTCAACACGTTCGCCCCATGATGCCGTCAGCTCCCCGACAGCGTCTGGCAATGCCTTCGCTGCCGTCTTGCTCATGACTTCAATCAACGCATCCTGTGAAATGCGGCAATGCTCCGCCGCTGCATACGGAGTTCCCCCAAGCTGCTCACACACATCGCCCAGCGTGTGCTGCCATTTCGCATAAAACTTTTCAACCGACTGAATTGGTGTTTTTGTTTTGACCGCTGCTGCCACTCGCTGTTGTTCAATAGCCAGCAACGGCCGCAATCGTGAAATCACGGCCATTCGCTGCACTGCTTCCGTCTCTGGATCATCCTCTGGCTCAGGGTCTTCGGGAACGTCTGACGAATCCTCTTGCATCGGTGCTGTCACTGTGATCGCCGGATTCTGATACTCATCGCCGCCGGCATAGGGATTCATGTCCAATTTTTCGCGTGCTTCATTCGGGCTGATCACTGTTGCCGCGATTAACTTTGTCAGGTATTCCGCCTGCTTAAGCGGGTCCATTCTCATCAGGGCATTGGTGTTAAACTTGAAATAATGCGTTTCGCTGGTCAACTGGCGTTCGGTTAGCAGCGAGCGATTGCAGGCGGCCTCGATGTGGACCAACCAGCGATTCAGGCAGTTTGTCAAATACGCCAAATGCTTTTCTGCAAGGCTGTTGTAGGACACTGAGGAATCATCGCCAAGAATCTCCTCTAGGCAAAACCACATCGCAGCTTCTTGACGCTGAAACAGCCGTTGCTCAATCCACTGCGAATCTTTGCCGCTCATCGACACCATGTTGGCCTTGATGCCTTCGCGGAGCATGGCAGTCTTGCCGGTGTTTTCCGCACCGTCGTGAGCCTCGCGAAACATCGACAGGAATTTCTTTGCTTCTTCTTCGTTGCGAAACATTCCGCCAGGGGCTTCGAGAATCAACGAACCGCTGAATCCCTTTTTGGCAAGGTTTCGAACCTGATCTTCAGCCGACAGCCCGGCATCAAGACTGTTGCTCATCACTGCGGCTGCGTTCAGGCCCGCCAATCCGTTGAAGCTCAGCCCATGCACGAAAAACACGTCTTCGTCCGGAAACCAAACCGTCTGGCTGTCGGACGTAACACCGACCTTTTTAGCTAACGGCTCGTGCTGGCACAAAACGGTGCCGTGGTATCGCTTGCCTTCGTACCATTCGGAACTCGATCTGTCTGGCAACAATGGCCAAAGAGCAACTGGCCGCCCGCCTTCGCGCTCAACAACACATCGCCAGTTGCCGTAAAGCAGCAGGCTCGGAGCACCAAACATTTTCCACTCTGGAGCCGTCTGGTAATCGTTCGGCCGCGTGTGGACGATCTTGTGGCCGGGGTGCGATCGCTCAATGCTGCTGCCGCGTTCCAGCCTGCGATGGCAGTTGATAGGCAGTTGCGAAAAGTGCCCGGCAATCTTGTTGACCGCATACCAGACAGGGGCATACTCAATGGCGCGGCGCGGAGTTAGCTTAGATGTGCCAAACTCCGGCGAAGTGCCGAAGAAAGCACCCAAACCAGAGCCAATTCGTGTAATAAAGCGTCGAAACAGTTCCATATTAGCAGCCTTCAAACGATGAATAGTGAACCTGTCGGACGCGATGGAGCCAGCATTGCCAACCGAATGCCCATCAACAAAGCCACAGCAGCGTCTATTTTCTCGCTCGAATTCCGCTTATCTGGCATCATCTTACCTTGTGCGTTGCTGGTTGTCATCATGTTAAGGGCACACCAGCGAAGGATGTTGTCTGTCTTGTCCGGCGTGAACCTGTTTTCGCGAATCGCTGCCGTCAATTCCTGCATCGGCTCGTGAAACTGAAAGCAGTTCTGAGGCATTTTAATAACGTCAAGTCCGGCCTGAGATAGCTCGTCACCCAACTGAGCAGCGTTGTACGGGTCATAGGCCACCGCCCTGATACCAATCTCCTCCGCCACTCGAAGAAACTCGTCTCTGAGCGACGCGACAACATATCGGACGACCGTCAGTTCGCCGGTTGCGATCCATCCGGCCCACGGCTGCTTCTTCAAATCTCGTTTTGTTTCATCAACGATGAATGACTTCGTAAATCCCTCGTAACGCCAGATCGTTTTGCCTTCCTCATCCTCGTCCACCGGGAATCGAGCAATCACGCCAAACGATGCCAAGTCATCACGGCCGCCGAGGTCAATCCCAGCGGTGATTGCGTCTGCGTGTCGCCAAGACGAAAGCGAGTCTGCCATGTCGTCCCAGTCAGCAGGCAGAATAAACCGCTCGTAGGCAGACACCTTGCGATTGCAGTGGTAGCGGGTAAATCTATTTAACTCGACTGGTGATGTCTTCGCCTTTGCTGCCGCTTCTCTCAGGGATTCCAGCCCGATCGAAACGCCAATATTTGGGTTCGCCTTTGGCCACAGCGATTCATCCAATGCGTCGTCATTCTCGTCTAACTCAAAGATGTATGAAAAGTATGACTCGTCAACAAACTCACCCCGGACAACGCCTGTCGCATAATCATAATCCTCCTGCCAGAGCTGGCTCGTGTCGTCTCCGGCCGTGGTGAAGTCGATAATCAAAGGCTGCGAACGGTTGCCAGATCCCGTCATCATGGTGTCGTAAAACTTTCGGTGATGCTCCCTCCATGCGTGCTTTTCATCCATGAGCACCATGTGCGGATTCAGCCCGTCAAACGGCTTATCGCTTCCGATGCAATGAATATAGCCTTTGTTGTGACTGAAAGTGATTTGCTTATTGATTGGCGTTGAAAGAGCCTTGACGTGTTCCGATTGGCTCCTCATCCGCTCGATTTCGGCATACATCACCTTTTGTGCCTGCTCTTTTTTTGTAGCACACAGCACAATCTCTGCCACGTCTTCCGGCCGTCCCGTAAACGGATTCACGTCCGCCATGCCGCCGTCGATGGCAATGCCGGAACCCAATGTCGATTTGCCGTTTTTTCTGGCCATTGTCCAGAACACCCGGCGGAACCGTCGCGTTCTGTCTTCGCACCGCTTCCAGCCAAATATGTTCCAGATGCCAAACAGTTGCCACGGTTCCAGATTAAATGGCATCCCTGAGCTTTTCCCAATTGAATGTTTCAGCACCTCCGGAAAAAAATCACAATGAGCTGAAGCCACATCGAGGGAAAAGTAATACGGAAACTCCGGGCTGTTTTGTCGTTCCAGATCATCAACATATCGCTGCACTGCTGCCCGATGCGAAACACACGACACGATGCGACCGCTCAGCACGTCTTTGACGTACTTATCGACGGCCTTGTGTGTGTCGCTTTTTTTCTTCATCCTCTCCCCATTCGTGCCATGATCTTTGCGAACGGATCTTCTTTCTTGTCGTCCAGTTTCAGACTCGTTAACTTCTGGCGGCTCGCAGGAGTCAGGCCCAATTCCGGAAGTAACTTATTGAGCTGTTCGCGGAACTTGTGCATCTCTCCGACATAAGCATTCTTTGTAATCGTGAGGTTGCCTTCTTTGTCAACGCCTTCAATTGCCAGTCCGGTCTCTTCCACCTTCTGCCGTGACTCGATCCACTTCGCGTAAGCCGTGCAGTACGCGATCAGGATCTCGCGAGTATCCGATGACAGCACCCCGTTAGTTTTCAGATCAACGCTTAGCTCGTTCCATTTTCGTGCTTCGACATCGCCAAACCAATCCGGCATTTTTGGACACTGGCCGTCCGCTTTCGGAGCAGCCTTGTTTCTCCTTTGTGGATCTTTACGAAACGAGCCTGTCGCCTCCTTGATTTCTGCCGCAATCGGCTTCCGTCCTCGTGCCATTTTCAGTAATCCTCAATTTTGCGGACACACACGTGCGCG